CAAAGCCTAAGTCAATGTCTACATCAACTGTGTCTCCGTCTATCACTCTTTTCACTGTTACATTATAATCATACATTTTATTAGTCTCTTACATCTGATACTTTGTGTTCTGCTACTTTACAGTCGCAGTCTGGGCAATCATAACATTCTGTACAAGATTGTCCACAATGACAACCACACCCGCAGTTTGAACATATATCAATCATTCTTCTTCTACCACCTCTAAAATTAACTGACCTTGGCCTTTTACTAGTCTATGGTATTCTTCTGCTTGTATGAAATATGTTTGTCCTTCGACTAGTTCTTCTGGTAGTTCATTATCAAACTGTAACTGCCAGCCCGTACCTTCTAAAACTCTAATTTGTCGATCGTTGCGATCTCGATGCCACACTAGTTCGTGTTCATCTACTTTGCTCTCGAAACGTCTGTATATAGTATTGTCGTTTAGACGAGTTTCGAAGTAAGGGTTTTTACCACCATTGGCCACCTGAAACTCCTAAGCTTTTGTATCTCGGTGTACGACAAGCCCAATAACCTGCTTTAGTTTTGTCGTTCTTTTCTTTACATTTGTGCCTAGCAACAAAGCTTTTAACAGCACCAGGGTTTTTTGCTTTAACTGATAATCCAGTATCGCCCCATGAAACTTTTTTAACGTTGCCTGTCTTTGGATTTTTAACATAAACATAGAACTTTTTACTTCCGCCTCGTTTAGGCTTATTAAGTTCAACGCTCTTACCTTGGTACTCTGCTTCTGAAATAACATCATCAGCAAAAGGTTGATCCAATGGTACTTTGTATCCGTTCTTAAGAGTGACTACTTGTCCAATGTCTGATTCTAGTAGTTCTTGATCTTGCCAGTCTGGTTTGAAATGACCTTCAGTGAATTGCTGTCTGGCATGATTAAACAATTCAAAATAGTTATCACTACCAGGGCGAAATATGTTCTCCCTGATAGGAATATTTTTATCAATATGATATTGAAATGCTTCTTTTATTGTGGTTGGTTTTTCTACTACCTCACGAATAAGCATTTCTTTTAACCTTTGTATTCTTTATACAAGTCTTGTAAGCTTTCTTCTAGTCCAAGATCTTCTTTGTTTTGAATACCAAGTAAGTCTGCTTTGTTATGTAAGTCTTCTGAATCAGCTTTTAAAGATGATGTATGCTTAGGACCGTTAACGCCACCTGATTGATGTTTTAGCTGTGTTGGAACATCAGCATACTTCTCTTCTGGTGTATTAGCGTGTTCTGGATCTCTTTCTTCTTCAACTGGTACTTCTTGACCTTGATACTCTTCATAGCCTTTAGATTGACCAGCTAGTTGCATCATTTGTTTAAGCATATCAACGTGATTGCCTTGAGCATTAACATTAATAGACTCTTGACCTTCATCGCTGATTGACTGTGTTACTTGAACACTTTCATTAACTTTCTTTGCTTTCTTTGTTTTTTTAGGCAGTTGCTTTTCGAAGTGTGCTTCAAACATTCTTGTTATTTCATCTACTGGTTCTTCAACAGCTTCTTTAGTAGGACGGCCACGACCACGCTTAGGTGCGTTTGGATCTACATAAGTATCATCTGGTTCAAGTGATGTAACTTTAGAACCTGTTTCTGTATACTTGTAGTGTCTGCGTTTACCGTCTTTGAATGTAACAGTAAAGCCAGCTTCTTCGTCTTTGAATGGTTCTAGCTCAACTTTATGTCCTTCGTCTTCGTGTTTTTTAATAATGTCAGCAACGTGTTCTGGATCATATGCTTCTTCGATTGATTTTCCAACTGGTTTATCCATTGGTTTATCAAAAAACTCATATGCTTCTTGAACACCACAAGCTTTCATAAATTTTTCACTGTTGAAGCGTGGGTTCATTGCTTTAAACTTATCACAGTAGTCCTGTGCTTTAGCTTTACGATCGTCCATATTTGGATTATCTTTAAGTAAGTCAGCTACCATTTGGAAGTCTTTTCTTGTTGGTCCTTCAGCAAGATTCTCGTCTTCTTCTATTGGTCTCAATCCTACTCCAGGTACATATTCTTGTCCTTGAGGCACATAAGTTGCCTTTGCACTTTTTGAGCCAGCGTGTTGTAAGAATTTGTTTAACAGAAAGTTTGGATTGCGTTCAGCAAACTTCTTAGCAAACTTTTGTACTTGTTCTTCATGATCGGGCTTATCTTTTAAATCATTGAGGTAGTGCGCCGTTCTATATTCAATAGTTCTCAAATCTGTTTTCATGCCTTGAGGAACGTCTCTTTTCCTCATAAAGTTACCGTGTCTGTCTCTTTCGGCTTTGTGCTTACCTGGACGTTTTGCCTTATGTGTTTCCCTACCTTTAAGCATTCTGTTCATATTTGCTAAGTCCATTTTATCCTCAGCATCATCACCTGTTGGGGGATTATCAATAGTAGGCACATCAGACTCATAATCGCTCCGAGAGTCATCGTAGTCATCAGATGAAAAGTCATTATCGTCATCAACAGCTTCTTCAACACCCTCAACATTGTAACCTTTGTTAGTACCTTTAGGCAAGTTTGGGCTACCTTTAACTATAGCATCTACAGTACCAGCTTCTTTGACTTCTTCTTTTTCTTTGTCATCGCAACTAGCATCGCAATCTTCTTCAACTTCGTCTTCTTTTTTGTTGTCTTTGCCTTTCTTAGCGTCTAACATTTTCTGGAATGCCGCTTTTTGTGCTGGGCTTTGTCCTTCTGTTAGTGGTTCGCCAACAACAGCTAGTGTTTGAACACCTGCTAGTTTAGCAATATCGCCCGGTGTTGATTCCGGAGCATATTCTGTGTATGTTGCTGAAGTGTTTGTTGTCTCTGCTACTGGAGTGTAACCTCCTTTAGTCATTGATTCAGTTGATTTAATTGCCGCTTCTTGATCAGCAGTTGGGTTTTCTATTTGTTTTAGTTTATCTAATACGTTTTGCATGTCCATAATGTTTAGTCCTATTATCTAGCTGAGCTTTTAGGCTCAGGCTTGTCGTTTTTAGTACTACCCAATGGACTTAGTTTCCCTTGAGGTAGATCGTTAGTAGTTTCAGCGTCAGGGGTGTCGCCTCCGGCTACTTCAAAAGTGGCATCTCCTGGATTTTCAATATGATCCGCTGGATTATGATATCTGGATTTTGCTTCTTTTTGTGCTTTAGTTTCTTCTGGGTAATCGTTTTCTAACATTGCTGGGTCTTCGTTTGGAATAGTTCCTTCGTTTTCATCCCATCCTTCAGCAAAATGTGTAGTTACGATTTTAATGTTTCTCTTAGGCTTACGAGATATCATTTCAAGCATTTGAAATAACTCTTGTTGTCCTGCTGGGTATGCCAATTCAACTTCGAATGTACAAACTTCCATGTTTTTAATACCTGGAAAGTCCAACGGATCTTGCATCACTGGAGTTATCTTAGGTTCAGTCATTTTAATAATATCATAACGACCTAGCTGTTCTTCAATCTCTTTGATTCTATCTTTATCATCAAAGCCTGCTATTTTAATTCTGTATTTGTAAGTCTGTTCAGACTCTATTAAATATTGTGTAAATGTTTTTGTCATAATTTTTAGTCCCCTATGGTAGTATTTATGCTACTACTCATCTTTTGGTGTTTCTTTCTTTAATAATTCTTTTAATAAATCGTTGCGGTCAAGTATCATACCTGCTCCTTCCTCAACATCATCTGCTTCTTTTCTTTTGTCTTGTAGTTGTCTTTCTTTTTGATCTAGCTGTGCTTTTTTAAGCTGTAAATCGACCATACGCAGTTTTTTGTTTATCTTTGCTGTTTTTGCCGTTATGGCGTGTCCTAACAGTCCACTAGCTACACCAAATATCTCTGATGAAAAGCGTGAATCTACATTCATCCCCAAGTCCATTAAGTCTTTGTACGATCCTTTGGCAAGTTCTGCCAGGTCATCCATCTCACTGTCTCCAGCTTCAAGCCCTTTTACGCTTGGAAGAGCATCTTCAATCTTCTCTATGTTTGACAATGTTTCCTGTGGTAGTTGCGGCTTATCTGTTTTTTCTTGTGGCAACGGTTCTGTGACATCAACTTCTTCTTTGTCTTTAGGATCCAGGTTAAACACCTCTTCTAATCGTTTTGTCATTATCTTGCTCCACTTCTAAATATATCTTCTTCTGTGACTACTCTAAATCGTAGTCCGTTTTGTTTACACCAACGCATAGCCTGTTCCCATTTAGCGTGATTAACTGCTACTGTTTCAGCTAGTCTACGGTTTTGATTTTTACTTTCAATGATACTTTGATTCTTAGGTTTTATTTCTACTAGCTCTGTGACTACTTTGCCATTTTTGTCTTGGTACTGTACTAAAAAGTCAGGTATATAGTTTGAGTTTTTGCCTGTTATTGGATTTTTATAAGGGATCTTAACGCTTTCACTTGCCCATTTGACTACACTAGGATGTGTATCGCAGAACTGCATAAACGCACTTTCCCAACTAGAACGAAAGGTAGGTGCTCTACTTCCTACAAACTTGTCTGGATTTTTTACTTGGAACTTACCTTTGTGGAATCTAGCCATCTGCTACACCAGTATGTTTCGTGCGGCATAGATATTAGGTTGTTGTACATTTGTAACGCCTAACATTGTTGCTTTTGATCTTAAACCATTAAGATAGTAGCAAATAGTGGCATTTACAGAAACACCATCCTGGCCTTTCATTTCCTCGAGTATGTCTAAAGCAGACTTTTGATAACCTGTAGCGATTTGGAATATCACTGCTGTAAAGTCATCTGCTATATCTGGATTTTGATACAAATCTAAAAAGTATGCTCTAACGAGATCGAACTCGTTGACATCCACTTTAACTTCTCTTTTATAGAAGCTGTCAAAGATTAGTATAGATGCTTCAGTGTCTGATTTTTTAATATTAACTGTACTCATATCTGTATTTAACCTTTATGAGTCCACGGTTGTATCTTTTTCTGTTGTTCGTAGTCGCGGTGTGTCATCTACCGCTGGTGCTAGTGATCCTGCTTTTTCCTCAATGACCTGAGCTCTTGTTTTAGCTTTAGAAGGTTTAGGTGTTGGGAAAATCGTGGCTCCTGTTGCTGGATTACCAGTTACTTTTCTAATTTCTTTTGATGCTTCAGCATTTATTTCTTCTTCAAATGTAGCACTTGGATCATCCATGTTCTCACTGTAGTTATAAACAGCAGTACCACCTTTGATGACTGCTCCTAATAGATTACCCTGTGATAAATCTTCAAAGGTGCCTACCCCAGCATCCAATAGTCCGCCCTGACCAAAGAAGGAGTTAGTGGTCCCTGGACGACTTAGGTTGCTTGGTACTTGATCATAGTGTTCTGAGTTGTTGAATCCTGGTACTTGGCTTGTGCCAATAGCACCACTACCGTATTTCACTGATTCAAACTTGATAGTCATTGCGTTTGACATTGATTCTCCACCTGCGGCATAGTCGTAAGTGTCGTGTCTAAAGTCTGTGATGATTGGATTAACTAATGTGTATGAAACAAAGCTGTGTTGATTGAATCCATATATTGTAATGTCTCTAAAGAACTGAGGTTTATTCATTGCTCCTGAAACACCTTCACCAATATATCCCCAATCGTCACCTATCCTGTCTGCGGCATATATATCTCTAGCATTCTGATCTGCTTGATTGCCTCTGTCTACTGGATTTTGAACACCACCAAATATGTTAGTGAAATCAATCGGAAGTATGCCACTGATTAAATCGCTAATACCTGAACCCGATAATGGATTTGTAGATTGTGTTGATTGATTACCACTATACCCTTGAGCAGGGTCTTTATAAAAGTAGTTATAGTAAGCAAACCATAATGATCTTACGATGTCACTTGAGTCATCGTGGAAATCAATGTTTACTGGTTCGTAGTTGATCTTAGTTTGTATGTTACGCTTTCTGTTGTATTGATTCATAGTATCAACATCAAACGTATAGTTAGGTAGTTCAACTGTTTTAGTTAATACACTGATCCGTGAACTGTCCCTTGCTCCGAAGAGTTTAGATAGTCCGGGAATCTCAGTGGTATTAACATTAAAATACACGTGGAAAAGGTATTTTAATCTAGGTGCTAGGGCATAGCCAGCCGATCTAAATGTCTTACTGGCGTGCCTATAGTCTTTTAGATAATCACCACCCAAGAACCCCTTTAATACATCATCAAAGAAGCCTGACATGGTCTATTAACCTGTTACTACTGTGCCTAGTGCTCTACCTACATCTGTACCTACACCGCTACCTAATGGTGTTTGGATAGCATTATCAAATCTAATTGATGCTGTTACAGACACTGGCTGTGATTCTGTGTAGTTTAAGTCGTTATAGTTAACATTTGTTAAGTAACAACCATATAGTTCCCAAGTTTCTAAAACAACTGGTTCGTTAGCACCGTTACCACCGTCAAGTATTTCACAACGTGTTAGGAATTTATAATCAATACCAGCTGAAGCTGATGATTGTTCCATAAAGTCGAATTGTTTCTGTAACTGTTCGCCCATTAGCTTCGATACATTACCGCCTGCGTCGTCACGGAAGTTTACTGTTACATCTTCCCAAGTATGTTTACCAGCCATTCTTACTTTTGAGTTATAAAGCTCAACAGTGATATCATCAAATGTAACTGATGGTCTTGTGAAGTCTATTACTTGTTTTGTTAATTCTGTTCTTGGTGTACTTACACCTAAATTCTCAAATGTTGTTCTAAAGCGGTACTTCAGTTTAGGCATTAATAAGCCTTGTGTATTCGCACTCTGGTCACTCGCTAAAGGTACAGTCATTTTTGTTAATGATGAAACTGACATTTTGTATATCTCCTTCTTGTTATACAACTATTTATCACACCGTAGTCACAAAAAATGGCTCCGAAGAACCATTATCTGCGTATATTATTATTTATACTTATAAGTTACCTGATTCAATTTCCCCAGTGTTTTTAATTCTTACTGGAATGTAAATGAACTCAATAGCTTTAGTAGGTTCAATAGCAACATCAATATAAAGTTCGTTTCTATCAATCCTTGCTGGTGTGTTGTTTGATTCATCACACACTACTAGGTAATCGTAAATACCGCGTTTAGCAGTAATATCGTTCATTAATTGTTCAGTTGCGTTTTTAACTTCGTTACGAGTAATAGTATCGTTTGGTTCGAAGATAAATGCTTTACCAATCGCTTCTAGTTTAAGGCGTAAGTAAGCAACTAATCTTGCTACGTTAACTCTGTCAAGAGCTGATGTAGCACCTACAACAGTTTTGTTACCGTAGTTAGTTAAACCGCTACCTGGAACAAATGTTAGTGGGTTAATGTTGTTTTCATACAGTGTATCACGAACTGATTCTCTGTTTGCTACTTGCTCAAACTCACCATTAGGTTTAACATAACCAAGTGCTGTAACATTATCAAGTAAACCACGTCTGTTGCCTGCTGGAGCTAACCATGGATAACCTTGCTCGTCGTTTTTGATAATAGTTCTTAGCATCGCGTGTGATGATGGAACAACCACTGCTTGACCTGTTAAGTCATTTGCTCTAGCTGGTGGATAAAATACTGCCGCATATGGATCGTTTGTTACTAATCCATCTTCGCCGTCTGTACCTTCACCGTAACCGTCGTTTGCCCACTCTTGGATCGCTACTGAGCTATCTTCTAATCTAAATGGTGTGTCACCAACAACAAAACCTGTATTGTTTCTGTCATTGTTTAGTGCTACCATATTCTGCATTAGTTCTGGATAACCAGGACACGCTAATAAGTTAAACTCTCTTTGTTCTTCACGTATTTGAGTGTTTGTGTCAATACCTGCTTTCATAGCTTCTACCACAACTTGACGCTGTGCTTTTCTACCCATGTAAGCCGCACCATTTGCTTTATTGCCTGACACTGTTACCCACGCATCTTTATTGGTTGGCAACTCATCTGTTGGATAGCTATCAGCATTAAAGTAATCTGCTTTATACTGTTTAACATTATAACCTGAACGTCTTGTGTTAAACAACAATGTACCTGCTGGATATAGTGATGGACTTGGGCAATCTAAATCTAA